ACCCTTTGATAAAAATTCCTATGTAGCATTTGATGGTCTTAGTATAAGAGACATTATTGTTAGTAGATTAAACCAAACAAAAATATTCACTGATCAAAATTATCAGGGATCAAACCTTTCTGCTTTTATTGATATAATCAGTTATACTTTTAATACTCTACTTTTCTATTTAAACAAAACATCATCTGAAAGCATGTTTTCTGAAGCACAACTTTATGAAAACATGAATCGTATTGTAAAACTTTTAAATTATAAACCAACTGGTAGATTAGGTCAAAATGTTCCCTTTTCAATAAGTGCTACATATAATTTAGATAAGGGAAATTATTTTATTACACGTTATAGTTATATAAATGTAGGAGGAACTTATTTTTCTATAAATCAAGACATATCATTTTCAAAGTTAAATACAGGAAATGTAGATATAAGTGATGTTAACAACAACTATCTTTTATATCAAGGATTGTTTAAAGAATATCCTCTTTATACTGCTGCTGGAATTGATAATGAAGTCATATATCTTGCATTAAATGATAATGTATATATAGATCATTTTAATATATTCGTTTATGTAAAACCAAAAAATGCCACCGCATGGCAAAAATGGACAAATGTATCTGATTTGTTTTTATATAAATCAACCGACAATGTTTATACAACAAGATTTAATGAAAATCAAAGATATGAAATATCTTTTGGGGATGATGTCAATGGAAATAAATTAAATGAAGGTGATCAAGTAGCAATTTATTATCTACAAATAGATGAAAATGCTCCTACATTAGCAACTGGAGCATTACAAAATCAAACTATAGTTTCTTTTAATTCAACACAATATCAAAGCATATTATCTGATACTTCATCGAACTATAATCATGGTTTAAATAACCAGCAATTGGCTTATTTAAATTTTAATAATACATATCCTTCAAATTCATACTCAGATTATGAATCTGTCGATGATATCCGTAAAAATGCTCCAAATTCATTTAGATCACAATTTAGATTAGTAACTTCAAATGATTATGATTCTTATATAAGATCTACATTTTCTAATATTCTTGCTGACACTTATATAGTCAATAATGATGATTATTTAAGAGGACATATAAGATATCTTTATAATATTGGATTAGATTCTCCACAAAAAGAAAATGGAATTTTATTCAATCAAGTAAAATTTTCTAATAGTTGTAATTTTAATAATATATATGTTTATGCAGTTCCTAAAAATGAAGATCAAGATTTTCTTGCACCATCTCAAAAGGAATTAATAATTGATGGATTAGATCAAATAAAAACAATTGCTTCAAATATAGTTGTAATTGATCCTGTTTATATGTATTTGGATTTTTATTCAAAGAATCCAGTTTCATCATCCATAAGTTTAGATGATTTAAAAAATTGCAAATTAAGAATAATAAAATCAAAAAATACAAATAGAGCTTCTTCTGCAATTTTATCAGATGTTAAAAATATATTTTTAAATTATTTTAATCACAAAGTTTCTAAGCTTGGTCAGGTAATTGATTTATATCAATTAACATCTGATATTATAGGAATTGATGGTATTGATAATGTACAAACATATAGATCAGATTCAGACACATATGTAAATGGAATTTCAATTCTTCTGTGGAATGATTTATATCCTACAAATGATGCATCAGTTCACACACAAAATGTAACATTAGGATTTTATCAATATCCCGTATTTAATAATATAGCAAATATCACTTCAAGAATAGAAATTGTTGAACCAACAGGTTCTATAAAAATAGTAGACTTTTAATAAAAAATGGCTGCTCCTATATTACAAAAATTAACATTTCCTGTAACAGTTGGTGTTTATTCTGAATTTTCAGTAACAAATACTGGCGGGTTTGTAAATTCATGGAGTGCAGTTGGTTTACCAAATGGATTTTCTATAAATCCATCCACTGGTAAAATATATGGAACAGCAGTATCATCTGGAAATATATCTTCATATGTATTAGCAACTAATAGTTTTGGTTCAAATGGTACTGTTATTAATTTTAATATTACAGCACCTGCAGTTACTGTAACTAATAATTTTACAATAAGTCCTGATAATGGATATGCTGATGTAACAACATATCAATTTGTATCAAATATAAATAATGCTTATTCAGTATTGTGGGACTTTGGTGATGGTAGTACTAGTACTGATAAAAATCCTACACATGTATATTATAATCCCGGTACATATACTATAACTTTAAATGCATATGTTATAGGTTCTGGACTTGTAACAATAACAAAAACTATAACTGTTAAACTTTTAATAAATGAATCTATATATTTCAGTTCTGTTCCTCCACCAACATTTGCAGGACATTATAATAAATTCCCATTTACAATAAATTTTACTTCATCACAACAGGGAACACATTATATTGATTTAGCTGCACAATTTTCCAGATCATATGAAAGTGGTAATAGTAATAAATGGAATTTCTTAAGACCCGAATATAGATTTTTAGATTTAAGTGGAAATAAAATTACTACAATAATTCCACAACAAACAAATATATATACTGATAATTTAGGAAGAGTAACATATGATAATACTGGAAATATAGCAGGTGTTAGTGGAACTGCACAATTTTATTTTGTTGATGACATTTATAATTTTGATTTGGAATTAAATGGTAGTCCATATTCAACAATTATAGCTACATTAAGAACAGATGAAGTAAGATCATTAAACGATAGTTTTAATTTAGATAATACACTTCCTAGTTATTCAAATAGTTTAGCAGTTGCAACATGTCCTCATGTATTTTTATGGAGAACACCAGATTCTATTAATATAAAAGAAAATGGAATCAGAGATTATATTAATCCTCGTTGGAATACTGCAGAACAACCAATAATTGTAACTACTGATCATAATAACCCATATTATGATCCTTATAATGGAATAGATTATAATATAAAAGTATATAATCCAGTTTCAAATTTCTGTCATTTTTTACCTATAGATAACAATCCAATACAAATAAAATTAGGAACATTTGGAATAAGTTCTAATTTTATTCCACAACCAACACAATTTCAATTAATTGATAATACTGGTTATAAAACATCGGGTTATTATAAAGGATATTTCTTAACTAATTCAGTATCTTCTTTAAATTCTTCAATAACTGCTAGTATTGTTTTTCAAACACCTGTTCTTTCCTCATTATATTATAATAATGTCTTATGGCTACCTAATCCTGAAGCAGGTATGATGGCAACAGCAAAATATATATATAATCCTGCATTAAGTGCAATAACAAATAATTTAAATATTGCTGAGATTAATAATTTTGAAATGCCTATAATAACAAATCCAGATTTTACAAATAATACATTTGCAGTATCTGGTTTTCATGGAATTTATAGTATAGCAGCACTTAATTCACCATATTATAAACAAGCATGGGCATTGGATTCTGAATTAAATTCATTATATAAAATTGATTCTTATGGAAAAATTTTATGTTCTATTGATATTAAAAAAATTGCAATAGATAATAATCTGGGATTTCCTCCAAGCAAAACCAATCTTTTAAAATATTCTTCTCAATTTGATCTTTCTCCTTGGGGTGTTGGTGCTAACTCTGGAACTATATCTATTAGTACGAATACAGACATAGCTCCTGATGGAACCTTATCAGCAGATACACTTCAATTTAGTAACAATACTACTGGCTATTATTTCTTACAAAATGTTACTGTTAAGCCAAATACTAGATATACATTTTCTTTTTATGTAAAAAATAAAACTGCAACAAATGCTGTATATGGAATATATGATACTAGCAATTCTGCTATTATTATTTCACCTACATCATATTATTCTAAAATAAATTCATCTACTTTTACAAGAATTTCTCTTACTTTTACAACACCTTCTAATTGTACTAGTATTAATGTTTATCCGGGTTGGGATCAAGGTCCTACAACTACTGGAAGTTTAGTATTTTGGGGAGCACAATTAGAAACTGGTGGTGTTGCAACACCATATGTTAAAACAGGAATCGATCCTACCAATGGAATAGTATGGGATAATGATAATACACATCCTAGTCCTGTTTCTATAGTTTTAGATAGTAAGAAAAATATATGGGTAACATTATTAGATTCTATTTCAACACTTAAATTTGATCAATATGGAAATCTTTTATTTGGAACAAGTCCTATTTCTGTTACTGGTTATCCACAACCTTTAAATATAGATCCTATTTGGCGTGAACAAAATTCATATTATCTTTATGATACTACATCACCTTATGAATATAATGCCATAAATGATATCGATTTGAATTATCTTCAACCTACAGGTGTTGATACTGATACTAATGATAATGTATGGGTAACATATTCAAACTATGCCAGTGGATATCTTGTAAAATATAATTCTGGTGGTTCTTTATTATATTCATATTCTTATCCTGTATGTGCTTCTCCACAACAATTGGTTGTGGATAAAAATAATAATGTATGGATTGCAGTTACAAATAATATATGGGATGGTAAAAATTGCACATTAGAAAAAAGATCTTCAACTGGAACTATATTAAGTTCCATAAGTGGATTTAGAGGACTTAATTATCTTACATTAGATACAAATCAAAATCCTTGGTTTACTTTCAGTTATAGTTGGATTGGTTCTGTTAATACAAATTCTGGACAAACATTTACTGTTAATACATCATCATCAATTTCTAATTGGTTTGATCCTAATATTAATACAGATGAAACTG